GAGCCAGCGTTGGCAGTCTCACAATATAATTTTGTTATCAGGGGGACATCAGCCCATGTTGGATCATCCGGGGAGATGGAGGAGATCATTGGCATGGACATTGGAGCGGAGCAGCCGGAAAAGGGCAAACATAGTTTTTGGGAGTTGATGTTAGATGTTAATGATGTCAGATTTGACATCAGGCATCATGGCCCATTGGGGAGATTGAGGCATACCAGGGCAAATGCATTAAACAGACGGGCAACAGAGTTGGTTGATTTATATGCAGGGCAGCGATTGAGAGTCCCAAATATTGGGCTCCAAAGCCACAATCATCATTTTTCCACAAGCAGCGACGAATATTTGATCAAGGTTTTTGCATTGCCAGCATTCCAGTTGTTAACAGAGCATGCGATCAGGATCGGGATCATTGAGTTGGCAGACATTGGCGGGATCATATTTAAATGCCAGGATGGGCAATGGGATCCAGATGTCAAAAAATATGATCCTCCAAAAATGAAACCATGGAGCAAACAAAATGGATGATTATTTTACCAATGAGGATTTGTTGGAGGAGTTGGGCCAATATCTCAACCCGGCAAAGCAGCGGAGACCAGGCGGGATCACAAGGCGGGAGATTATGAAAAAATATCATGTCAATGAGAAAAGGGCCAGAGACATATTAGAAAAAAAGGTTGATGAGGGCATTCTTACCAGGGAGGTTTGTTTGTTGACCAATGGGATGGGGGGCAGGCAGTTTGTTTATTACCCGGTTGATGCTTCCAATGAATGATTGTGATAATTACAGTTATCGAAAGCATAACAATTTATGACAAACAGAAATGCAAGAATTGGTTATTGACAACCTGCCCAATTAAATGTTATAAATGAATTCCGGGCAAGGATGCCCCGGCAGCAACCTAATTGAATAGGAGTCAAATGGTTGCAAAACACACAGCAAGATTTAAGGCAAATGGCAAGATCATCAATGATCGGTTGATGGTTTGTTTTTGCGTTAAATCCAGAATAGGAGCAGACAGATGGCAGAGTTAAAAATTTATGAGGATCCCGACAGACCAGGCAGAGCATTGAGGATTATTAAATGCGATTGCGGAGCAAATTTTGAGGTCATTGATTGGTTTATGGAATCATGCCCAAAATGCAACCAAATGTATAATGGAGCGGGGCAAAAATTGGCTCCAATGTCCCAATGGGGGGAGGAGACCGGGGAGTCATTGGCAGACATCATTGGCCCATCCAGGGAGGATTATTAAAATGGAGCAAGGATTGTGGATTGTTTTGGTTGCATGTTTGTTGGGTTGGGCATTGATGCATCACGATGACGATTTGAAAAATGGAGGTCAAAAATGATTGATCACAAATGGATGTTTGAGCCTGGCGATCAGCCGCCAGGGGACAACAAAATGATGGATTGGCAGCCTGGCGATCATCCGGGATTGAGCAATGCGGATCAGTTTGAGGATGAGTTTGAGTTGCCATTTGAGGATAATTGCACAGTATTGGGGGAGCATGCCCATTGTGAATTACATGGACTCTGCATTGAGCCCGGATCGGATTGCCCGGCATGTTTGGACATGGAGCAAATGGGGATTTGGGATCCCCGGGACATGATTGAGCAGGATCCCATCAGCAGCCATGATCCAGATTGCCAATGCCAGCGTTGCCAGATCGGGGATGATGCCTGGTTATGTCTCCACAACCCGGAGGAGTATTAATGGACAGAAAAATGGTTGCAGAGGTTGCCCGGCAGATATTTGAGAGGCGGCAGAAAATTGAGCAAGCCAGCAAAAAAATCCGGGCATATATGAATCATCATGTTAAGGATTGCGTTGACAATTTGACAGGGGAGGTTAACACAACCCTATTGGCAGAGATGACAGCGGTTGATTTAATGCATCCAGAATGGTTGGACGATGATCGGCATATTGTTTGGGATTTGGCCATTGACATTGGCGATCATTATATTGCCAGCCATGATGGGACATGGAGGTATTGAGATGACCAGACCGATCGAGCAAAAAACAGTCGACAAAGTTTTGACAAAGATTGAGTCCAACATTGAAAAAAATATCCCATATTGGGATCGATGTGCAGACCAATTTGTTGCAGCCCATCATTTTTGTGGGGGTTGCCCCATTGGACAGTTTTATTGCAATATACACAAAAAATGGAGGGAGCAAAATGCCCAATAGGTTTGGCAGCAACCGGATTGGATGGAATCAGCGGGGGCCATCCAATAAGGATTTGTTTATTGCTGCAAAACATACAGCAGAGATTAATGATCCCGACTCAATATATTGGCGGCAGGAGGCATATTTTGTCAAAACAAAATTGAGCCATGCAATGGGAGCCATTAATTTTGAGGCATGGGCAGAGTCAGTTTATCCGGGCAACAGCATCAATGATTTTACCTGGCGAGAGATTTATGAGGCATACCAGGAAAAATTTGTTGAGATCAAAAATGGATGAGTTGAGGATGCCCGGCAGCCTGGCAGATATTATGATCAGGGATTATGTTTGCAGCAATTGTTGGGGCAGCCTGGTTGCATTGCCCCAACCGGGATCCCGGGACATGATTGTTGTTTGCCGGAGATGCGGGGATCAGACCAGGGGGTTTGTCACAAAGTATTTTGTTAATGAGAGGAGGCAACAGGATCATTTTGATGGACTCGAGGTTAAAAGACTCCTCCAAAGTTTGGGGATTATCAGCAGCCCTCCCAAAAAGACGGTTGATCAGATTTTGGAGGAGTTGGGTTTTTAGAATAGGAGCAGAAAAATGACAGATGAGATCAAGCGGGATTTGGGCTCCAGTTTTATTTTGCACAGCGGGCATCCAGATTTGGAGACAATAAGACTCCAGTTTGCTGCTCGATTTGGATTTGAGCCGGAGCGGATTTTTGAGGAGTTGGGTTATACATGGGTTGGCCCGGCTCCAAGCAAGGTTGATTTGTTAGATTTTGATGGGGAGGTTTGAGATGGATGCATTGCCAGTTTTGATTTTTTTGCCAGCGGCAAATTGGGGCAAGGCAATTGGGAGATTTTTACCAACAGAGATTGAGGTTTACCAACAGAGATTGAGGCAATGATCAGGATGTTTGAGTCCAATGGGGTTGGATTTAATGGGCAGCAGTTTAATTTTGATCATGTCAATTATGATTTGGTTGACAATGGGATTTTGGTTGCCAACATTTATTTTGAGGAGGCTATTGATGCCAATTAAAGGATTGACAGACCGGGGACTCTCATTCCCGGAGATCGGGCAGATAAGAAAAGGGATCAAGATCACAAAGACCAGAGCGGATGGATCGGAGTATCAAGTCCCAAAAGATTTGGAATATTTTAGGGTTGAGTTTGATGATCGGGAGCAAGGATCGGCAGCCAAATTTGTCCAGGTTTATGGCAATGAACCAGCGGAGATCAACATTATTTTGCCATTTGATGAGATTGAGCGTTGTTGGGATGCCTGGTTAGAGGCATATACAGCCGGGAGAATGGTTGCCAGGTCAGATGGTGAAAAATTTATTTACCTGGTTGACACAAAGACCGGGGACATCCGAGTCAAGGATGGGGATCCATTTATCCCATATAAGGATGGGGATCCAGTTGGCAATGATTATGAGGGCAAGCCAATATTTTGCAGCCCGGTTGGACGTTTAAAAATCATTGTCCCGGAGTTGGCCCGGGCAGCCTATATGACAGTCCATACAACCAGCATCCATGACATTGACAATTTGAGCCAGCAGTTGCAGGCATTTAAGCATTTGAATGATGGAGTCATTCGAGGCATACCATTAGTTTTGAGACGGAGACCCAAAAAGATCAGCATACCCGGCAAGGATGGGCAGCGGGTCAGAATGCAAAAATGGTTGTTATCCATTGAGGCGGATCCCCAATGGGTGAGGGCAAAATTGGGAGAGGTCACAGCGTTTGCATTGCCGGATGGGGAGAGTTTTACCCCATTGATGGAGCCGGAGGATTACATTGAGGCAGATATAACAGAGCCGGATTTTGAGGTTGCGATCAATGATCCAACCATGAGTCTGGAATTGGCAGAGACGGTTGCGACTCGAGATGGCAAATTTTACAAGGATTTTGATGACAACGAATTGAGGCAGACATGGGGAGCAATCCAGGCAAAGTTAAACAACATTGGGGACACAGGCCAGGATTTGGATTTGTTGGAGGAGTTGACGTTAAAACGGGATGCAATAATTGCCATTTTGCAATCCAGGCAGGGACAACAAATGGAGATGGATGAGCCTGCTTAACCCATTTGTTGTTAAAGCATGAGGGGGAGGGTTTTTATATCCTCCCCCTCCAAACGTTTATTGGAGCAGATTGATGACCATAGTATCAAAAAGACGGTTGGTTGACAGCCGGATGAGACGATCAGAGAATTTTGTTGCATTGGATTATGTTGCCCGGGATTTATGGCATGGCATCATTGCAGTTGCAGACGATCAGGGCAGGATGTTGGGCAACCCGGCAGCAGTCAGATCGGAAGTTTGGCCCATGGATGACATCAGTTTGGATGAGGTTGAGCGTTGCATTAATGCCCTCCAGCAGCAGCGTTTGATTTTAGTTTACTACCTAGAAAACTACCTAGAAAATAAGGTAATAATTCAGGTTGTTAATTGGTGGAAGTATCAAAACAAACAATGGGCAATGTCCAGCGATTATCCAGCCCCAAAAGGTTGGACGGATCGGGTCAGGCATCATGGGCCAAAGCATAAAATAATAACAGAAAATTGGGATCAGCCGGGGGGATTTAGGGATAAAAACTACCTAGAAAACTACCTAGAAAACTACCTAGTCGACCAGCCAGGGCAAAGTAATAGTGATAGTGATAGTGATAATGATCTTAACGGAGTCCCGGCAGAGCCGGGACACACAACCCCAAACAACCTGGCGGGATGGCATGAAAAATTAAAGGACTCCAATAACAAACCAGCAGCATTGATGGAGATGATCCAAACATTGATGCCAGATTTAGTTGAGCAGCCAGATTTTGGTTATATTGGCAAAACAGCCCGGAAGGTTGGAGGAGCCGGGAGATTGGCAACATTGATTTGGCAGGCCAGCAGCCAAAAGGTTGATGGGGATTTGATGGCATATTGTCAGGCAATGGCAAAAAGCCAGGCAAAGGACTCAGAGCCAGCCGGGTTTGCTGCATTGAGAGAGTTTACACAAGAGGATATTGAGGCAATCCAGGAGGTTTGAGATGGCAACCAGGCAGGATGTTGTTGAGGTTTTGACCATGTTGGCGGCAGTTTATCCAAGGTATAAGTTAACCAAAGAGACAATTGCAGCATATGCAATTTTATTGGAGGATTTGGATCCCAATGAGTTAAGGGCAGCCGCCAAAGATTTGGCAACCAGGGGACAATTTTTCCCATCAGTCCATGAGTTGAGATCGGGGGTTGTCAGGTTGAGGACGTTGGCAGCCGGAGTCCCAACCCCATATGAGGCATGGGCAGAGGTTATCAATACAGGGCCAGAGATTGAGATCAAATTGGATGGATCGGAGGAGACCGGATGGTTTATTACCCGGAGCCATTATCAATGGAGTCATCCATTGGTTGAGTTGGTTGCCAGGCAGTTGGGTTGGCCAGCATTCCCATCCACAGCCGACTCATTGATGGCAGACAGAGCCCATTTTTTTAAGGCATATGAGCAGGCGGTTAATGATGCCATGATTGATGAGATGACGTTGCCAGATGTCAAGCAATTTATTGATGCCCGGCGGCAGCATTTGTTGGAGGCAAAATTAAATGACAAATAGTTTTTGCCGGTGCAATGAGATTTGCAGAAGGGAGAGGATGAAAATGGATGCCAGGGACATTGGTTGGATTTGTTTGGGATTGTATATTTTGATTGCCGGCATTGGATCATGGTTTGTTTGCAGGATGGCAGCCATTGCCGAATATTACAGGATCAGATATAAGGGCTCCAGGATTGAGGGATCAGCGGAGTCGACCAATAAAAATAAATCAGATTGAGGAGCAAAAAAATGAATGCAAAGAGCGGTTTGAGGATCACGTTGTTTTTAGCGGTTTTGGTTGCATTGTTTATTGGATCGGTTTTTGTTGTCTCAGCAGCGACAGCCACAAAGTCGGCATGCATCACCCCAAAGGATGTCATTGCCCCGAAAGTTTGTCTTAAAGCCACATATGAGTTTACAGGCGGCATGGTACGAATAAACTCCAAATGGGTCACAAAGACATCAGTATCAGGATGGTCAGTCGTTACAACAGTCAGCCCATATTGCAATGCCCCATGCAACAGTTGGACATCAGGGATCAGATCAGTTGGTGCATCGTTTACCTGGTATCGAAATGGAGCCAAGGTTGCGTCAAGGGCATGCGCGCAGGGCGGGGACAGCCAGAATGGAGTTTTGGTTTGGGCCAAGTCATGCAGTTGGTAAATAATTGAGTTGAGATCATGCCCGGTTGATCCCTCCAGCCGGGCAACCAATTTGGAGGATTTATGATGAGCAGAGATGGAAAAGTTAACGTTATTGACGAGGTTGAGTTGATGAGTCATATCACAATGAGAGTCAAATTTATAAGAGCCCGGGAGATGCGGATCAGGTTGCAAATTGCAGTCTGGTTGATCAAATTGGCAAGTTGGGTCACAGGCATGGGATTGGTATTTGATGAGGATGAGGACAATGCAAACAATAATTAATTTTGGAGATGAGGAAAAGTTTAAAAGGATTGAGGGGTTGGACATTCCATTTGTCCCAAAGCCAGGGGATCATTTGATTATTGAGGGCAATGATTGGGGGTTTAAATTGGAGTTGGAGGTTGTCAATGCCTGGCAGCAGCCCAATTTTGGCAATCTGGTTGTTGATGCAAAAATGATTGACACAGAGCAGCCAGTCCCGGTTTTGGATGCCTGCATTTGGACATTAATCCAGGATCCCAACCCATGGGGTTTTTATTGGGCATCAGGATGCCAGGCGGGATTGGCAAATGAGGATGTTGATGGGACAGGCCCATTGCAATGGGGTTGGAAGTTTTGCCCCGGTTGCGGAGCCCAAATTATCCAGAGGAGACCCAATGACCAGGATTTATGAGTTAACAAAAGAGGAGCAGGATCAGGCCATTGCCAAAGCAGCAAGGACATTGGCATTGGATTTAAAAGGGCATCCATTTTTTAATGGCGATCATGGCCCAATGTTTTGGCAGGTTAATAGTTATGCAGCGGAGATTGCATATAAAAATTTGGTTGGCGGCGAATTGGCTCCAGAGACCAGATGTTGTTGGGATGTCATTGTTGATGAGAGGATCACCATTGATGTCAAATGGACTCCAAGGAAAAATGGAGTATTGTTAATCAAGGACAAAGATTGGAGCAATGCCCCGGATTGGTTTGTTTTGATGATCGGTTTATTCCCCGAATATCAATATATTGGCAGGATTTGGGCAAGGTATTTGATCAACAGACCATTAAACAGAGATTCCAAGTTTAAAAGACCGGGACACACAGCGAGCCAGCGGGAGTTGGACTCAGGATTGGAGTTTTGAGATGACGAGTCGCAGAGCGGCAAAGGTTGACAAATTGCATGGGATCATCCGGGATGGGTTGAGACAATCTGGTTATGAGACAGTTGACATGAGCAAGGTTGGGGATGATTTTCCAGATTTGTTATCAGTATCAAAAGCCGGGAGGATCGTATTGTTGGAAGTCAAGTCGGAGGGCGAATATCCAACAGAGGGTCAGGTTAGTTTTTTGACTCATTTTACAGGGCCATGCAGCCTGGTTTTTAGTTTAGAGCATGCATTGGATGTGATGAGTCGTTATGATTGATTTAGGGATCCATTTTGGAGATGCCCGGGAGTTGGGCAGCCTGGTTGATGATCAGTCGGTTGATTTGATTTTTACGGATCCCCCATATCCAAGGGATTTTTTGCCATTATATGGTTGGTTGGGAGAATGGGCAGCCAGGGTTTTGAAACCAGACGGGTTTTTGTTGACATATGCAGGAGTCTATTATAAGGATCAGGTTTTTGGATTATTGGGACAAAACATGGAGTATTTTTTTGATTACATTGAATACAACCAGGGCAACAGTACAATTTTATGGCCCAAAAAAACGATCAGTCGTTACAAGTCAATTTTGGCATACAGGCCCAAGGGGGGGGATGGGATGCCAGTAACAAACGTTATTGGAGTATATTTTGACGATGGCAAGATCAGGCGGTTTGGTGATAAACGCTTCCATAAATGGGGGCAGAGGGAGTCAACGGCCCGTTATTTTATGGAAGTTTTTACAGAGGAGGGAGATTTAATTGTTGATCCATTTTTGGGCGGGGGGACAACAGCGGTTGTTGCGGAGCGGATGAGTCGACCATGGATCGGATTTGAGATTGATGAGGAGTCGTTTGAGACATCCAGGCAAAGGTTGAGCGGAGAGAGTCCAATTGAATGGCCAGTACAATTTGAGATGTTTGAGGTTGATGAGGAGGATTGATCATGGGATTTGTTGTTGCGTTTTTGATTGTTGCCCCGGTTGTTTGGTTGTTTTATGTTTTGGCATTCAGGCCAGCCAGGGAGTTTGAGATTGAGCGGATGGAGCAGGTTGATTTGATCGAGGGCGGCAGCCTGGTTGAGCAGCAGAAAAATGGCAGGGAGAGATGGCGGCAGGCAGAGGTTGAGTTGCCAGCCAGACCATTGACATTTGAGGAGCGGTTAAATTTGGACTCCATCCAGAGGGCCAAAAATCCCCGGGTCAGGATCAAGCGTTGATCCCCCTCCCCCTCCCAACCCGGATGTCCAGGATGGGGTTGGGAGCGGCAAATTATCACGCACACAGGGAGCAAACAGATGAAAATTTATTTAGCACATCAGATTAGCGGATCAAGTTTTGATGAGGTTGTTAAATATTTTGAGGAGACCAGGGGGGAGTTGGATGATTGGGATTATGACGTTTATTCACCAATGACAGCCAAGGGTTATTTGAGGACAGAGATCGAGTTTAAGGCCCATGGTTATGACAATCCAGTATCAACCAACCATGCGATTTTTGAGCGGGACAAATGGATGATCAGCCAGGTTGACATTGTTTATGTCAATTTGATGGGGATGAGCAGCACATCAATTGGATGCATGATGGAGTTGGCATGGGCCAGTTTATTGGGCAAACATACCATTGTTGCCATGGAGCAAAACAACCCTCACAGGCATGCATTTGTTTTGGAGGCGGCAGACATTGTTTTTGATGATTTTGAGTCGGCAATGGACTATTTAGAAAAATTAAGTTATGGGGAGATGAGGGACAGGGATTGGGACACATGAGCAAGAGCAGAGAGGTTGTTGCAGAGATTTTAAGGATGCGGGACAAAGCAAATAGCAACCCGGAGACCAGGATTAAACGATTGTTGGGATTGTTGCAGAAAATTTTAGATTTTGAGATTTACAAATGGCCAGGCATTGGAGAATGCCCAATATGTCAAAACAAATTGCCAAAGCATCACAAGGATTGCCCATATCCAAAGATCAAAATGGAGTTGGAAAATGATCAAGATTAGATTTAGTTGCAGACAGATTTTTTTGATTGTTGTTTTGTTGATCATGTTGGTTTGCTGCATTGCAACATATCCAACATTTGGAGCGGAGCAACAGCAGGTTTATTTGCCCATTGTTTTTGACCAGGCGGTTGGGATGCCATTGCCGACTCCAGCCCCAACAATGGCTCCAGGGACAAATTACCCATTGCCGACTCCAGCGACTCCAGCCCCGGCAATGCCTGGTTATTGTTTGAGCATTGGGCCAGCCCCAACCCCAACCCCAACCGGGGAGCATTGTTTTATTATTGCAACCCCAAGTCTCAACAAATGGATGACAGACATTGTTGTTGATGTTGGAGCGGAGTCGGAGGATTGGGACATTGCCCATGCATGGGATTATATGGATCCCGAGGTTGAGACCATGGAGATCAACCCGGTTTTTGAGTATCATGCAGCCCCGGGTTATTCATTGGATTATGTCAATTTTTACACGATTGAGGATCATGCATATCATTGGTGGAGCGGAGGGGGGATTGATTGGACATGCATTGGATCGTATTGTTGGCAGCAGGGAGCGGATTGGTTTAAAGTCAAAAGCAGTTTGGACATTGACGTTTTTATCATCCGATTAAAGGAGCAATGAGATGGCAATTTGCAAAGATTGTGGGAGGAGGTTTAATCCATTAAAGGATCAATATTATGTTTTGGTTGTTTGCCCGGAATGCCTGGCAAAGAGTCCCAAAAATCCATTTTCAGGGGATCATTGCACAGGCAAAAAAGACAGCCGGGCGGGACTCAGGGTTAATGGCCAGGAGTCAGAAAATGATTATTTTGGGAGACATGGCGATTAACAGCGTACGTTAAACCGTACATTTTTATACAGGATGAAAGGATCAAATGAGATGGAGAAAAAGCCAGATTATATTTTGAAAGCAGAGACGGGTTATTTAAAAGCCAGGCGGCCCAAGATCAAGGGAGCCCGGGTTGTCAATGCCAGCGAGTTGATTGAGATGACCAAAAGTTTGTTGATGAGGTTGGATGCAACAACAGCATATTTGGTCAGATTGGACTCATTAAACAAAGAGGCAGGCATTGGATTGGATGAGTTTGAGTTGCAAAACTATATTGCAGACAACATGGCAGCATTGGATCAGTTTAGAGGAGATCAACCAGATGGCAAAATTTAGGATGAAAGCAGAGACAGGCAAATTTGGAATCAAGGGGGGGGAGGTCCCAAACGTTTACCCCATCCAGGGAGACCAGGTTGTTGTTGGGGTTGTTGCCATGCATAATATGTTGATGGCAATGGCCAGGGCATTGGATGCCAGCCAGACGGTTTTGACACAGATGAGGGCGGTTGTTGATGAAAACAACAATTATTTGGAGACATCCATTAATGTTGGGCAGTTGGACATTATCATTGATGGGAATGCAGAGATTTTGGAGTCCATAAATGTTAAATGAGCCCCGGTTGGTTGGCCCAATAATTGGCAGCCTGGTTGCATTTGTTTGTTTTGTTGTTGGGAGATATTTGATCCCGGAGCAATACACAGCCGCCAGGATCATGTTAATTGGTTTGGGGGGGATCAGTTTATTGTTTGCCATTTTTGGATGGGCAGATTGGTTGGCATATCGGTTTAATGCCCATGTCAAGGGGGCCAGGATGGCATGGTTTGGGCCATGGGAATATTATCGGGACACAGCCAGGGAGATCAGGTTGATGAGCCGGGATCAGTTGCGGATTTTTGAGCATATTGGCCCATTGGAAGTCGTTGGATATTTTAAAAACAGATCGTTATATTTTGTTTTGAGGACATCAACCATTGACATACCATGGACATGGATCGGGGATTACTTGGAAAAATGCGGGCCAATATATCCAGATTTAAAGCCGCAGCATGGGACAGGCGGCAACAGCATTGAGCGGGATTACAGGCAGGCATTTATAAGGGAGATGGTTGCCAATGATTTGGCAGACCCTCCAGTTGGCAACAGGCCAGCAACCTGGCGAGTCCCATTCTCAGAGATTGTTGATTTGTTTGGATTGGGTGAGGACAAATGAGCCGGAATGGAAAGATTTGGGGGCAAAATGGGGTTTTGTGGGCAGAAAGGTATGTTGACATGCCATGGGGCAGAATCGTTGCATTTTGGGACGAAAAAAGAGCAAAATGGCGGTTATTGAAAAAAAGCAAATGGAGCAATGGGGTTGAGACATTTTACAACCAGGCAAATGAGATGATTGAGTTTGACACAGAGGATCAGGCATGGGAATGGTATGACAGACAACAAATTTGATGTCATTTTGGCGGATCCCCCATGGCATTATAAGACATGGGGAGTTGAGTCCAAAGAGTCGAGATCGGCAGAAAAACATTATCCGGTTATGAGCATTGATGAGATTGCTGCATTGGATATTGGCAGCCTGGTTGGCAAAAATGCTGCATTGTTTATTTGGATCACATGGCCAATTTTATATGAGACTCGGGAGGTCATTGAGGCATGGGGATTTGAATATAAAACAATTGCATGGGTTTGGGTTAAAGCCAAAAAATCAGGATTTGGATTTTTCACAGGATTGGGATATTACACAAGAGCCAACACAGAGCCATGTTTGTTGGCAACCAGGGGCAAGATGACAGTCGAGGATCGGAGCATCCAGGCATTGATCTATTCACCAATAAGACAACACAGCCAAAAGCCATTTGAGCAATACAGAAAAATTGAGGCATTATACCCGGGCAAAAAATATTTGGAGTTGTTTGCCCGGAGGAGGCAACCTGGTTGGGCGGTTTGGGGCAATGAGGTTGCCAGAGATGTTGATTTGGAGCAGACATGAGCCATAATTGCGAAAAATTGAATCGGCAGGATTTAGACAATGCATTGGCGGCATTGGACGATGAGGACAGGCAGCGGATCAAAACAATGGCAGCCAGGTTGGAGGAGCGAATAAAACAAAAATCATATAACCATATTGGGTTTGGGGAGTTGTCAGGTTTGGAGTTGATTGCCAGGGTTGGGATATTTTATATACGCAGAAATATTAAAATTAATCTTCCAATGGATTGATTTGCATTACAATTGAGCCGGAGATCATCTATCCTCCCCCATGGTTGCATGCCCTATTCCATGCAACCATGGGATTTGTCCCATTAAATTAAAGGAGAGTCAAAAATGGATTTTTCAGAATGGTTAAAAACATCAACCGGGTTATTGGTTGGATTATTGCCGATCAATATGTCAATTGTCAGAGCGGCAGCCCAATTTGGTGCAAAGGGAGCAGTCCAATTGGGGATTGCCATTGCATCAGGATTGGCATTGGGGATCGGGCTCCAGGTTGCGGTTTTTGGAGTCCCGGTTGATTTTGCCGGATGGTTTTTTGATGTTTTGTTTGGTTTGATGGTTGCAGGGGCCAGCATTGGATCATATGAGGTCATTAAGACAGCCACAGCCAAAGCCGTTAACGGCAAATAGGCCATGGTTGCCATTAACCCAGCAGAGCAGCCGGGGGTTGACATTTACGATAAGATCATTGAGGCATTGGAGAAAAATGGGGATTTAACGGCCAAAGAATTCAGACGCATGGTTTTGTTTGCATTGGCAGATTTAGGCAAGGGGAGGAGAGATGCCAAATATTGCCGGGAGCAATTGGATGTTGTTAACAAAAAAATGGATGTTTTGGAAAAAAACAGTCTGATATTAATTGCCAAAAAACACAGCAAAGCCACAGCCACAATTTTGATTTTTTTGGTTTTGTTTGTTATCTCAGTCATTGCCCATTTAAATTTGTGGACATGGATTGGGATTATCATAAAAGAATTGACAGGAGTCCCATTGCCATGAGGACATTTATTGCAACATGGAAACCATGGACAAATGTTTTGGTTAGTTTGCAGCAGCGGGTTGACCAGGTTAAAACAGCCAGAGCAGAGTTTGCCATCAAGGGATCAAATAGTAATTATGTTTATGGCCCATCCAGTTGGGCCATGTTTGGAGTCCCTCCATATAAGGGCAAGTCAAATGATGATTTGGAGCAGTTGGCCAAAGCCAATGGGTTAAAAGTCCAATTATGGGATTTTCCATATTTGGTTAATCCACAGGGATCGGCAGATGCCATTAATGAGTCAATCAACAGATGGAATCCAACAGATGTTTGGTTGGATGTTGAGGGATCATATGCAAAGGATTATCCCAACAACACAGGGCCATTTTTGCGGGGGTTGGGAGCAGCCAGGGTTAATTATTGGTTGCAATCATACAGGCGGCCAGATTTGCATCCGGAGATCAAATGGGCAAAATGGTTGAGTTATAAGGATCCAAATGGCAAATATATCATCCAGGGGATCGGAGCCCAAGCATACCCAATTTTTAGTTTGGATTGGGCAGCGGATTTTAAAAGGATGGTTGATGAGTATGAGAAAATATTGGAGCCATTGGGACGGGTTGACATGCCATGGATGCCAACATTGCCAGCATTTAGCGAGTCGGGTTGGACTCCAAAGTTAGAGGACATGATTGATGGAGTCGACTACCTGGCAGAGAGATTGGGGGATCGGTTAAAGGGCATCCAGTTTTGGCGGCAGGATTTTTTGTTTAAACCAGAGTTTGCCAGTATATTGGCATATATTGGGACTCTATTTACTCCAGAGCAGCCGCCAGTCCCGATCAGGGATGATTGGTTTGCCCAAATGGATCATGGAGCAAAGGAGTCCAATTGGGATGTCACAGCAACATTGCCGCCAGAGCAATGACATGGATGACCAGGATGAGTTGAGGGAATTGTTAAACCATTTTCCCCATCCAAGGCATCAACCATTGGAGGCGGTTATTAGTTTACACAGAGTCAGAATATTGAGGGACAGGATTATTGCATGCCACAAAAAGCAGGGAGACCATGCAGCCAACCAGGATGCCCGGCAATAATTCGGGGGGGGATATATTGCCCGGAGCATGAGCGGGAGCAGCAGAGGAGGTTTGATGAGGAGCGGGGGACAGCGGCAGAGCGGGGATATAATTCGAGGTGGAGAAAAATTAGGAGGATGCAATTGGCCCGGCATCCAGTTTGCAATGACCCATTTGGAGTCCACAGAAAAACGGGGGTGACAGTTGCAGCCAGGGAGGTTGATCACATTGTCCCATTGAGGCAGGGGGGGAGCAATGCATTTGACAATCTCCAAAGTTTATGCAAGCCATGTCACAGTCGAAAGACAGCAGCCGAGGATGGGAGATGGGGAGCAGACCAGGGGGGGAGTCATTTTCCACAGACCCAAAGAGCGAGACCGGGCGGGCAATGATTCACGCACAGCCGCAGAATGGAGCAAAAAAATGGCAGGAGCAAAGCCAAAGCCAACAATTATTAAAAAACTAGCAGGCAACCCGGGCAAACGACCATTTAACCAAAATGAGCCAAAGCCTGGCAGAGCAAGTCCAAGGATGCCCCATGGGGTTTTGCCAAAACATGGCCAGAAATTATGGCATGCATTGGCTCCAAAGTTAATTGAGTTGGGGATCCTCACAGAGGTTGATTTGCCAGCGTTTGAGATGCTATGTTTGCATTATGCATTTGCCAGGATGGCAATGGAGGATGTTGAGATCAACGGGTTGACCATCACAGAGGATGGAAAAACAAAAAAGAATCCGGCCATGCAGGCATTCAGGGAAAACAGCACAGCATACAAGCAGTTATTGGTTGAGTTTGGTTTGACACCATCCAGCCGGAGCCGGATCGTTGCGGATGTTTTGGACGATGAGCCTACATTATCAGAAATCTTGTTTGATGGCATTGGTGATTGATGGCGGCAGATGAGTTTTATTTTGATCAAAAATATGCAAGGGCAGCCATTAATTTTTTTGAGAAAATATTGACCCATGTTAAAGGTGAATGGGCAGGGCAACCATTTGTTTTGCAGGATTGGCAGCGGGATGACATCATTGGCCCATTGTTTGGTTGGAGGAGGGCAGATGGGACTCGAAAATTTAGGACAGCATACATTGAGATTCCAAGGAAAAATGGCAAGTCAACATTGGCAGCCGGGATTGCACTATATTTGGAGTTTGCAGATGGGGAGCAGGGAGCGGAGGTTTACTCAGCAGCAGCAGACAAAGACCAGGCGGCAATTGTTTTTGATTTGGCCAAACAGATGGTTGAGGCATCCGGGCCATTGTCCAAATTGGCGGATCCATATAAAAGATCAATTGTTGTCCCATCAACCCGATCAACCTATCGGGTTTTATCGGCAGACGCATTCACAAAGCATGGTTTAAATGCCCATGGGGTTGTTGTTGATGAATTGCATGTGCAGCCCAACCGGGAGTTGGTTGATGTTTTGGTAACAGCAACCGGAGCCAGGCAGCAGCCATTGGTTGTTTTGATCACAACAGCCGGATTTGACAAAACATCAATTTGTTGGGAGTACCATGAGTATGCAGAGCAAATATTAAAAGGGATCGTTGATGACCCGTCGTTTTTTGCATATATTGCAGCAGCAGAGAAGGATGACGATTGGTTGGATGAGGCGGTTTGGGCCAAAGCCAACCCGGGGTTGGGAGTCAGCGTGAAATTGGACTACCTCAGGCAGGAGGCATCCAGGGCAAGGCATGTCCCGGCATATCAAAACACATTCAGACGGTTGCATTTAAACCAATGGACAGCACAGGAGTCCAGATGGTTGGATTTGGAGGCATGGGATGCATGCCAGATGGCAGTTGATGCCAAATTGTTGGAGGGATCAGAATGTTATGCAGGATTGGATTTGGCCAGCACAGGGGACATTGCAGCCATGGTTTTGGATTTTCCAGCGGAGCAGGGAGAGGATGAGCGGCATGCCTGGTTGCCATTTTTTTGGATCCCCGAGGAAAACATGATGCAGCGGGTCAGAAAAGATCGAGTCCCATATGATGCATGGGCCAGGGACGGGTTGATCACAGTAACAGAGGGCAATGTTATTGATTATCAGTTTATTTTGAGAGACATTGAGTTATTGGGGGAGCGGTTTAACATCCGGGAGATTGCATTTGACAGATGGGGAGCATTCCAGATCAGCAGCCAATTGGAGGGATTGGGTTTTGAGATTGTTGGGTTTGGCCAGGGTTATAAGTCAATGAGCCCTCCAATGACAGATTTGTTGAGGTTGGTTTTGGGCAAACAATTGGCCCATGGCGGCAACCCGGTTTTGAGATGGATGGCAGACAACCTGGTTGTTGACCAGGATCCCGCAGGGAATGTTAAACCAAACAAAAAAAAGAGCCGGGAGAAAATTGACGGGATCGTTGCAGGTTTGATGGCATTGGATCGGGCAGTCAGGCATGTTGCAGCGGGATCGGTTTATGAGACCAGGGGCATCCAGACGTTGGATTAAACCAAACAAAGGGTTAACATGAGCAAATTATTTGGAAAAATTGACATCAATGACATTTTAATTTTTATAGGGTTGATTTTGGTTGGTTATGGGTTATATTTAATCAGATTGCCATTGATCCCAATTGGCATTGGTTTGATGTTATGGATCATGGGGGTTTTGGGAGCATGGCGAAAAGGATCAAATAAATGAGCGGGATTTTTGCAGATTTATTCTCAGGATCGGAAGTCGAAAAAAGAGCAACAGGTTATGAGGTTATTGTTGAGTCGATGGCAGCCAACCGGGAGGCAGCCGGGACATCCATTGGGCAACCTTCCACAGCGTTAAAATTATCAGCGGTTTTTGCTTGTGTCAGGATTTTGGCAGAGACGTTGGGAGAGTTGCCATTGATCTTATATGAGCAGCAGGGGGACAGCCGGAGACGGGCAACCAGCCATTATTTATACAATTTGTTGCATGACAGTCCCAACCCATTGATGACAGCGTTTGAATTCCGGGAGACAATCCAGGGGCATTTGGCATTATGGGGCAATGCATATATTCAGATTGATTATGATGCCCGGGGACGGGTTGTTGAGTTATGGCCATTGATGCCCAATATGATGATCGATGTCAGGCGGGATGGGGAGCGGATTTTATATCGTTATCAATTGCCCAATGGGCAGTTGATTTGGTTATCATCCAACAATGTTTGGCATTTGAGGGGATTGGGCAGCGATGGATTAATGGGTTATTCAGTTGTTGGATTTGCCAGGAAAAATTTTGAGTCTGGTTTGATGGCAGATGAGTTTGCATATCGGTTTTATAAAAATGATGCCCGGCCAGGCATTGTTTTGGAGCATCCAGGGGAGTTATCACCAACAGCCCATGAAAATTTGAGGGCATCATGGGCAGAAGTCCATCAGGGAGTCGAAAAGTCACACAAGCCAGCCATTTTAGAGGAGGGAATGAAATTGCATGAGGTTGGGATGCCATTGAATGATGCCCAATTTATTGAGACCCGGAATTTTCAGATTGCAGATGTTGCCCGGTGGTTTAGAATGCAGCCCCATAAAATTGGACATATGGAAAATGCAACATTTAGCAACATAGAGCATCAATCCATTGAGCATGTTGTTGACACCATCCAGCCATGGACTCGCAGATGGGAGCAGTCCATAAAACAAACGTTGATTCTACCTGGCGACAGGCAGAGATATTATGCAGAGTTTTTGTTGGATGCATTATTGAGGGGGGACACAGCCGCCAGATATAACGCATACGCACAGGGCAGGCAATGGGGTTGGATGTCTGCAAATGACATCAGGCGGTTGGAAAATATGAATCCGGTGGAGGGCGGGGACGTTTATTTAGTACCATTAAACATGATCCCGGCTCCACAGGCGGGGCAGCAGCAGGATCAAAATGCAAGGCAGATTGATTCCGCAGCTGGTCAAATTGCAAATGGAATTGCAGAGACCCGGGACAACCGGGCAGCCCCAACCAGGTTGAGGTTGAGATCGGCATATTTGGGGTTATATAAGGACACAGCCGCCAGGGTTTTGAGGCGGGAGGTTAATGACATCCGGGGCCAGATGGACAAAATGACATCAGCCAGGGCCATGGACTCCACAAAGTTTTTATTATGGTTGGAGGAGTTTGAGCGGGATCATGCGGATTTTGTCAAAAAACAGTTGATGCCATTAAACGGATCATATGGAGAGGCAGTTGCGGCAGAGGCATTGGACGAGGTTGGATCGGAGGATGAGATTGGCCCGGAGGTTATGAGGTTTATTGACTCATATACAGGCGGTTTTGCCGCCAGGCATACGGGGATCAGTCTGGACAGGATCAGGCAGGCGATCAAGGCAGCCCAACAAAAGCAGCAGCCAATTGAGGATGCCATTGGCAGCGAATTGGACACATGGGAGGGGAGTCGATCATCCAATATTGCAGAGGAGGAGTCGACCAGGTTTAACAATGCGGTTGCCAAAACGGTTTTTGCCATTGCCGGGATCCAAAAATTAAAATCAGTTGCATTTGGGGACTCATGCCCATATTGCAAAGCGTTAAATGGTAAGATTATTGGGATAAAACAATTTTTCCTCCAGCCTGGCGATCAATTATTGCCAGATGGAGTTGATGAGCCATTGACATCCTCCACAGCCATTGGCCATCCTCCATACCATGGGGGATGTGATTGTATGATTGTCCCGGAGATTTGAGGAGATCAGAGATGAGAGAAAAGATTGACATTATTAAACAGGATGGGGTTGAGCGGCGATTTTTGCCAGTTGAGTTTAGAGTCGACCCGGAGGGCGGCATTGAGGGTTATGCGGCAGTATTTAACCAATGGGCAGATTTGGGATTTTTCAGGGAAAAGATCAGAGCCGGAGCATTTAAAAAGACCATCCAGGAGTCGGATGTCAGGGCATTGTTTAACCATGATCCCAATTATGTTTTGGGACGCAACAAAGCAGAGACATTGGAGTTGGCAGAGGACGATCATGGGCTCCATTTTAGGGTTGATCCTCCAGCAGCAGCATGGGCAGATGATTTGCAGACATCCATTAAGCGGGGAGACATCAACCAGGCAAGTTTTGGGTTTAATACAATCCGGGATGCATGGAATCACGATGCAGACCCGGCAGAGCGGGAGTTGTTGGAGGTCAGGTTGTTTGATGTGTCAGTCGTTACATATCCAGCATATCCACAAACGGAAGTCACAGCCAGATCATTGGGCAATATGTTTATTGCCAGAGTCAAAAATGGTTTGGATGTTGATGAGATTGACAGGATGTTGAGTCAATTGAGAGAGTTAATCAACCTATCATTGCCGGGGCAGGAGTCCCACAATGATGGAGACCAGGAGCCGGAGGGTCAGGAGACCAAAACGTTGGTTGGACTCAAGCGGCGATTGGTTGAGTTGGAGCAATTAAAAATTATTTAAACCACAGGAGTTTTATACAATGAATGCCAGAGAGTTAAGAGCCCGAAGGGCAGAGTTATTGGATCAAGCCAAAAAATTGGTGGAATCCGCAGAGGTTGAGGATCGGGATTTGGATCCCGGAGAGGCAACCCAATATGATGATCTTATTGCACAGGCCAAAGCATTGGAGACCAGGATCGAGAGAATGGAATCGATTCCCAATGTGCCAGCAGCAGCCCCAAACATCAACAAAATTGGATTGGGAGACAGCGAGATCAGAGCGTTGGGCCATTACATTAAGACCGGAGACGCAGGCGGAGTCAAGGATTTAATGCAGCCGGAGGATGATCGAAATGGATCATCGTTAGAGGTCAAATTGCCAACAGCATTGCAAGCCAGGGCAGCCAGGATGTTTGGATTGCCGGAGCAGCGAGCAGTTGACTCAATTATGAATATCACCACAGCAGCGGATGGGGGAGCGGCAGTCCCAACCGGGTTTGCCGGGACAATTGCATTGAGGATGAATGAGGTCAGGTTATCAGAGCGTTTGGGAGTCAGACCAGTCCCGGGAGTTGGGACAACGGTTAATTATCCTTACGAGTCATCTGACCCATCAGTTTTTGCGGCAACCTCAGAGCAAGATGATTCCTATGCCCAAACATATGAGCGGGATGTTGCCCCGGTTATGGCAAACAAAGCGTTTACATTGGCAAAAAAGACCAAAAAGTTGGCCCTCACAGAGGAGTTGTTGGATGATGAGGATGCCAATTTATTGGCCCATGTTGCAGACGCAGTTGGCAGGGCCATTGGGATCACCCATAACAGTCTATTGTTAACGGAAGTCGCAGCCAATGGCTCGAGTCTTAAATCGTTTGCATCAGCCACAGCAATTGCAGCCGGGGAGCCGGAGGACATTGTTTTTGGTGACACAATTGGATACTATCTGGACGATGGCGGCAGCATTGGATTTGTTACCAGACCATCAACATTTGGAGACATTGCCAGCATCACAGGCAATGCCCGACTCTACGCACAAACGCCAGGCGGCAGTTTTGCCCGGGAGATTTTGGGTTATCCGGTTTTTTACAGCAACCAGGCGGCAGCAATTGCAGCATCAGCCAAGTCGGTGTATTTTGGCAATTGGTATTTTGTTGGCATGCGAGAGGATCCAGCGTTGCGGTTTTTGAGGGATCCATATACCACAGACGGGATTGTTTATTTGAAATATTCGTTTAGAGCGGTTTATGGAGTCTTGATTGCCGGAGCGGTTGGATACGGGCAGCATCCAACAGCATAAATGATCAATGATGTTTTGGTTTTTGTCCCGGTTTTGAGGTTGGAGCCAGAGACCATTGAGGCAGTTGTTAATTTGGAATGGGATGGCCCAAAGGCCATCCTCTTCCAAAAAGACAATCCCCATCCAGAGCAGAGGGATAAACTAAAACGCAGAATCTTAAATCATCACCATCAATACCAGAGGGGCCAGGAGGTTTTTTTGGCAGGGAGGTATGATGCAATGATGGTTGTTGAGTCTGATATTATCCCTCCCAAGGATGCCATCAAAAAACTTGCTGCATTAGATGTTGATGTTGCATATGGAGTTTATAGGTTTAGAGTCTCCAATGTTGTCAACATTTTTGAGTTATACCCGGGCAAGCCAAAAAACGTTGGTGAGAGTTTATCAATCAGGCCAGACAGATTGGCGGCAGCAGTTAAGGCGGGAGTCGTTGATTGCAGCGGAGCCGGGTTTGGTTGCGTTTTGATCAAGAGGCATGTATTGGAGGCGATCAAATTCAGGATCGATTGGCCAAAACATGGTTGTCATTGTGACACACATTTTACAAATGATTTGCACAGACATGGTTTTGTTAGACGGGCAGACATGAGCGTTGTTTGTGGACACAAAAATGAGGATGGGCAAATTTTATGGCCAGAATTGCCGCCAGCCAATTGAGAGACAGGCATCCAGGATCAGACATTTGGATCATCGCTTCCGGCCCATCAGCGGGATTTGTTGATCCCGGTTTTTTTGATGGCAAATTAACGATCGGAGTCAACCGGGTTTGGAGCAGGTTTAAAACGGACTACCTGGTTATAAAAGAGTTGGCAGTTTTGCCAGCAGCATTGGCAACCGGATCAACTGTCATTGCCAGCCAGCACAATTGTGGAGTCTTGCAATATGCATTAAACAAAGCCAAAACAAATGGCAGAGATTATTTTGTTTTTGATCACCCAAACAATGAGACAGAGCGGGTTGATTTGGATGTTATTGGGACAGACAAAATTATTGTGTCATTCTCAACTATCACATCAGCCATGCATTTGGCAGCATTTATGGGAGCGGCAAACATTTTGTTGGTTGGCCATGATTGCGGGACTATTGATGGCAAGATCAATTTTCCAGGTTATCCAGACCCATTGGCCAAGTCGGAGGATTTTTACAAGGATTTTTTGAGTAGAATTGAGCCACAGACCCGGATGGTCAGGGACAGATTGGTTGAGGTTTATGGTTGCAAGATATACAGTCTTAACCCATGGATCAATTTTAGATTGGAGGATCACAAGTATGCAAGTTAAAGCATTGATCGGTTTTGTGTCAAGAGTCGGAGATCGGAAGTTTAGAGTCAACCAGGGAGATGAGTTGCCATTGCCGGATGGAGCGGATTGGTTGGATGTTGGGTTTGTTGTCCCGGTCAGGGAGCAGGCCATTGAGACAGCGACCATTGAGCCGGAGGAGCGGGCAGTTGCCCCGGCTCCAAAGCGGGCAGCCAGAAAGTCCCGGGCAACCAATAAGGTTATGAGGACGACAAACAAATGAGCAAAATTGTTTTGGTGACAGCCCCGGCATTGGAGCCAGTCAGTTTGGATGACATCAAAAGCCATTTGAGGGTTGACATTGACGATGACGACGAGTTGATCATGTCATATATGTTAACAGCCCGGAGTCAATGTGAGAAAATTGCGGGATCGTTTTTTGTTGACCAGACATATAAGATTTTTGAGGATGGATTCCCCGGCTCCAATGTTTGGGCATTGCCAAGGCATATGAGCCCATTGGAGTCGGTCACACATATCAAATATTATGATGAGAATGACCAGGCATCAACATTTGCGGCAACCAATTATGTTGTTGATTCCTACTCCAGCCCATGCAGGATCATTTTAAAGTCAACAGCCGCATGGCCAGGGGATGTTTTGAGGGTTGCCAATGGGGTTGAGTTGCAGGTTGTTGTTGGGTTTGGGGATCCTCCAGATGTCCCGGATCATTACAAGCAAGCCATCAAATTATTGGTTGGGCATTATTATGAGAATCGGGAGACAGTTATTGTTGGATCCCAAGTCAATGAGTTGCCCATGGGAGTCAAGGATTTGTTATGGTTGGATCGTAATAAGGTTTTTTGAGATGAAAGCAGGATCATTGAGAAATCGGATCACCATCCAGAGCAAAACGGTTGTCCAAAACACGTTTGGGGAGGAGGATATTACATGGACAGAGTTTGCAACAGTTTGGGCAGCCATTGAGCCATTGAGGGGCAGGGAGTTTTTGGATGCCAAAATGGCAACAGCGGAGATCACAACAAAGATCACCATCAGGAAAAGGGACGGGATCAGCCCGGAGATGAGGGTTTTGCATGGATCAACGGTTTATGATATTTTGGCGATCATCCATGTTGAGACCCGGCAGCGGGAGATGCAATTAATGTGTCAGGAGATCATCAATTAATGTTGCATGATTGAGAGCAGATTTTGTTGGCCAGGCGGGATGCCTGGCGCAAAAAAATGCAATGGAGTTTGCAAAATGGCAAAAGGATTTAGAGCGGAGATCAAGGGAGACAAAGAATTTTATAAAAAGTTAAGAGCAATGGCGAGTCAGATGTCAACGGTTTTGGAATCGGCAGCAGAGGCGGGAGCGGAGATTGTCAGAGATGAGGCCAACCATTTGGCTCCAGGGCCAAACATCGAGATCGATTTGGCAAAAAAGACCAGGGAGTTTGCAGAGGTTGAGATCGGCCCGGATGACGATCATTGGTATTATAGGTTTTTTGAGACCGGAGCCCAACCCCATGAGATCACCCCAAAAAACAAAGGAGGTTTGACATTACCAGGCAGAGACGGAGAAATGATTGTAAGGGTTTTGGCAGAGCATGGCGGCATGGGAGCCAGCCCATTTTTGAGACCAGCATTTGACGAAAAAAAGAGTCAAGCCGAAGAGGCGACAGGCAAAAAATTTTTGGAAGTTATCAACAGGCATGTTGAGAGGAGTTGAGAGATGGCAACATTTGGCAAGATCAATGATTTTGTTGAGCATTTAGCAGAGGGAGCCCATGATTTGGACACACACCAATTGACGGTTGCATTGTCCAACACAGCCCCATCAGGGGAGTCCAGCAATCCCCAAAATGATGGCAATGGGTTATTGGCCAATGTGACACAAGTCAGTTATACATATTGCAGCAGCAGGGACATCACATTGAGCAGCAGCAGCCAGACCGGAGGGACGTATAAGTTAATCTTAACGGATTTAACATTATCAGCATCCGGGGGAGCGGTTGGCCCATTCCAATATGTTTACATTTACAACAGCGGGACAGCAGTTTTAACCAACCCGTTAATTGTTGTTTACAATTATGGCTCCAGCATAACATTGAATGATGGAGAGGATTTGTTGATCGATTTTGACCCATCCAATGGTTTATTCCAATTGTCTTAATGCATTGGAAAATTTATTATAACGACAGATCAACATTTAGCAGTCTGGACGGGGATCCAGAGGATGCCCCGACCAGGGGAGTCCAAGTCATTGCCCAAGATGATCCAAGATTGGTTTGGGTGACACAGGCCAAGTCGGATTATTATATTTGGGATGACAGGGGAGATGGCCCAAGGTTTTGGGGAGTTGATTTGTTTGGTTTGTGGGAATATTTGTTTACCAAGCCAGGCAAAAAAATTGCATTGGCAGGCATGACAATTGGATCATTTGATTATGATGAGATTTGGAGAGATGCGGTTAATGATCCAATGTTTGGGCGCAAAGCAACATTTGCCCGGGATGAGTTGAGACCAGATGATTAAATTATTCGGGATTGACGGGTTGTTTGATTATCACAGGGGATGGTTGCGAGTCGGCAGGCATTGGTTTGGTTTTTGGCGGGGGATGCTGCACAGAGTCCCGGTTATCCAGGGCGGGACATCAGCCAACACAACACAGGAGGATTTTTGGTTTAGAAATGATGACGGATCATTGACGACAGCAACATATATGGGCAGCCAAAACAGCAACCAGTCGATCAATGTTGACACAGTATTTAGACTCAGGATCATTGCCCAAGAAAACAATGGAAAAAATGATCCATGGGCATTCCAGATTTATGCAGAAAAAAACAGCGGGGGGACTCCAACAGCAGTCACAACATCAAGGACAGACGGGATCAAATACAGCAATGATGCCAACAGCATTGCAGATGGGGCATTAATATCAATTTTTGATTTTGATTTGACATGGAGCGGGACAGCGGTTGATGGTGAGTATGATGACGCACAGACATCTGCCGGGACAGGGACGATTAGTTTAAATGGCCAATATACAGAGATTGAGTTTTGTTTGGTCATTGACTCAACGTATGCATCAAATGGGGATTATTGGGATTTTTATTTATACAGCACAGGCGGGACTCCAGTTGATGGATTTACACGAGTCCCAAGGGTCACAGCAGTTGCAGCAGCCAGCCCATTGGTTGCGGAGTCGGGGACATTCAGCCTGGCAGGGCAGATCACAGATTTATTGGCCAGCAGGTTATTGACAGCCAGCCAGGGGACGATCAGCCTGGCGGGTCAGGCAACCGGATTGTTGGCAACCAGGTTGTTGGGGGCCAGCCAGGGGACGTTTACATTGACGGGTCAGGCAACCGGGTTGTTAAAGCAATGGGCAGATTTGGCGGCAGCATTTGGGACATTCAGCCTGGCAGGGCAGGATGTTGGGTTATCCAGGATCAAGCGGATGGTTGCAGCATCCGGGACATTCAGCCTGGTTGGGGAGTCAGCCGGGTTATTGGCAACCAGGTTGTTGGCAGCGGATTATGGGACGATCAGCCTGGTTGGGCAGACAACCGGGTTATTAAAACAATGGGACGATTTGGGAGCGGGTTTTGGTACATTCAGCCTGGCGGGGCAGGATGTTGGATTTGCCGCCAGCAGATTGATCACAGCCAGCCAGGGGACGTTTACATTGGCGGGGCAGGATGTCACATTAACCAAAATTGGAGCGTATGAGTTAATTGCCGAGTCGGGGACATTTACATTGGCGGGGCAGGCAACCGGGTTGTTGGGATCCAGGTTGATTGCAGCCGGGCAGGGGACGTTTACCCTCAGCGGGCAGGATGTTGGAATCTCAAAAATTGTCCAATTGGTTGCAGCATCCGGGACATTCAGCCTGGCGGGGCAGGATGTTGGATTTGCCGCCAGCAGGTTGTTGGGAGCGGGTTTTGGTACATTCAGCCTGGCAGGTCAGGATGTCACATTAACCAAGGTTGGAGCGTATGCATTAATTGCCGAGTCGGGATCATTCAGCCTGGTTGGGCAGGCAGCCGGGTTGTTTGTTGCTCGATTACTGGCAGCCAGCCAGGGATCATTTATATTGACGGGCCAGGATGTTGGATTTGCCAGGCATTATGTTTTGGCAGCCAGCCATGGGACGTTTACCCTCACAGGGCAAGATGTTAATCTTCTTCAGCAGATTATTAAGTTTATAATTGAGATGGACTCTTACATTGTCCAGGTTGTTGAGCAGGATGCCAACATTGTCCAATTGGTTGAGCGGGATGCCAATATTGTCCAGGTTGTTGAGCAGGATGCAGCAATCCGAGGAGGTTTTGAGGTATGAAAGGTGAGATCAGAGTTGGATCATGCCCAACATTCAGGGATGTTATCAAGGATCAGGATGGCAACATTGTTGACATTGGAGCGGCAACCATTGAGATGATTTTCAGGTTGCCAGATGGGACAGCAGCCAAAAAAACAGCCAGTTTAACCAATGACGGGACAGATGGCAAAATGGAATATAAGGCAGACACAAGTTTTTTGAGCCAGGATGGAGAATGGGAGCGGGAGTCCAAGGTGACAAATGGATCGGATGTTTTTTGGGGGACAAAATTTAATTTTAGGGTTTGGCCAGCGTTGCCAGAGCCAGCGAGTTGATCATGGTCATTGAGGAGGCGGTTGTTTATCATGTCCAGAATGACAGCGGGATTGCAGCAATCATTGGATCCCGGATTTATCCAAACATTATCCCTCAGGATGCGGATTTGCCAGCGTTGGCATATCAGGTTATCAGCAGACCGGGATTGATGGCGCATGATGGCCCTCCAGGTTATGCATGGCCAAGATTCCAGTTTACAGCCCAAGCAGATGATTTTGATCAGGTTGTTAATTTGATCAACAAAGTCAGGATTGCATTTGATGGGTTTAGGGGATTGATGGGAGGAGTTGGAGGAGTCCAGATTGAGGGAGCGTTTGTTAAGGATTTGAGAGACGATCATCAATTTGGGACAGAGCGGGAGACCAGGCGGTTGGATGTTGTCATTCACCATATTGAATGATGCAAATTTGATTGAGCCGGTTTGGTCCAAAATGCAATTTGATTTGCAGGAGGTTTTTGATGGATGAAATATTAAAAGAGCATTTTATTTGGGACAAAATGTTTGATGAGCGTTATCATTGCAATTATTGCAGTTATGACACACAGTTGGCAAACGCAGCAGTCAGGCATTTTGAAAAAAAGCATAAAGGTTTGATTGAGGTCATTGATCAGCCAGAGCCGGAGCCAGAGCCGGAGCCGGAGCAGGTTGATGAAAATTTAGAGACAGAGGAGCAATAAGATGACACAAGGCGGTTTTGGAGTTACCCTAAAAATTGACGTTGGGACGGTTTTAACAGCAGTCACAAAAGTCAAGGATTGCCCATTCCCGGAGTTTGAGAAAATATTAGCAGAGTCAACCGGGCATGATTCGGCAGGCGGTTATGCAGAGTTTGTTGCGACAGGCAAGCGGCGACTCAATGAGTTTACAGTAACACTCATTTGGGATGTTGATGAGGCGACTCATGCAGCCATGTTGACAGCATTTGACTCAGATGCCCCGGTATCATGCAGCGTTGCAGACCCGGATGGGGATGAGACAATTACATTTGAGGCCCATATAAGGACAGTCAACCGGATGAGCGAGCAGGAGGATGCATACCAGGCAGAGGTTGCAATCCAGCCAACCGGGCAGCCAACAATTGTATAAAAGGACAAATTAAATGACAGCGAAAAGCCAGGAGTCCCGGAGCGTCAAATTATTGACCAGGGATCAGATATTTGATTCCCAAGACATCCAGGAGGAGATCGTTGCAGTCCCGGAATGGGGGGGATCGGTTAAGGTCAGGGGCATGACAGGGATTGAGAGGGATGTTTTTGAGTCCTCCATTATGCAGGGCAAGGGCAAAAATATAAAAATGAATTGGCAAAATGTCAGGGCCAAATTGGTTGTCCACAGCGTTATTGATGAGGATGGCAACAAATTATTTACAGATGCAGATGTTGCCAGGTTGGGAGAAAAGTCGGCAGCCGCATTGGACAGGGTTTTTGACGTTGCCCAAAGGTTGAGCGGGATCACCAAAGAGGACGTGGAGGAGTTGGCAAAAAACTAGCACAGCGGCCCGAGAGATTGTTTTGGTTTAGGTTGACAGTTGCATTGGGCCATAAATCTGTTTTAGATTGCCAGCGGCATATATCCTCCCATGAGTTTGCAGAATGGTTGGCATATGCATCCATTGAGCCATTTGGAGATGATTTGGTTGATGTCCAGTTTGCCCAATTGGAATCATTGACAGCCAATATACACAAAGCCAAGGGCAGGCGGATCAAGCCGGATGAGTTTTTGTTGCGAAAATATGAGGAGCCCAAAGAGGAGTTGACTCCATCAGAGATTTACCAGAGATTTAAGGCAAATTTGGGATTGTAAAATATGGCAACATTATCAACATTGGTTGTTAATCTCACAGCAAATACAGCCGATTATCAGGATCAGATGGGCAAGGTGGAAAAGATCACACAGTCCACAACCCAAAAAATCCAGACAATTGGCAAGGTTGCATTGGGAGTTGGAGCAGCCGGGTTTGCTGCACTAGCAGGGGGAGCGGTTTTATTGGCCAGAAAAGCAATCCCGGCGGCATCAGATGTTGTTGAGTCCATGAATGCAGTCAACAAAGTTTTTGGGGACTCAGCAGACATCATTATTGATTGGGGAGACCAGGCGGCAACCCAAGCCGGGTTGGCAAAGTCGGAATTTTTCCAGATGTCTGCACAGACCGGGGCCATGTTGCAAAATTTAGGTTTGGATCAGAAATTGGCAGCAGACGAGTCGGTTAACCTGGCAAAACGGGCAGCAGACATGGCCAGCATTTTTAACACAGATGTTGCAGATGCATTGGGGGCCATCCAGGCGGGATTGAGGGGAGAGGCAGACCCATTGGAAAAGTTTGGAGTCAGGTTATCAGCCGCAGCAGTCCAGGCAAAGGCATTGGAGATGGGGTTGATCGGATCAACCGGGGAGATGGATGATCAAGCCAGGGCAACAGCAGCATTGGCATTGTTATATGAGCAGACAGATGCATTGCAGGGGGATTTTGTTGAGACATCCGGGGATTTGGCAAATGCCCAAAGGGTTGCAGCAGCCCAATGGGAGAATATATTGGCCATATTGGGCAAGGTTGCATTGCCGATTTTGGGCAAGGTATTTAAATTTATATCTCAGTCTGTTTTGCCAGTTGTTGAGACATTTGCCAGATATATTGGGATGGTTGTTGATGAGGGAGATTATCTTAACGATTTTTTGGCAGATTTGCCAGGATGGTTGCAGCCCATTGCAGAGACGGTTGGCAGAGTCGTTGCATCGTTTATGGGATTTTTTGAAAATTTGAATCAAGGACGGGGGATCGTTGATTCCATTTATCAGTTGGTTTATGATTTGGCATCTGCATTTGGGGCAACCGACCAGGAGGCATACAATATTGCCCAAACATTTTACAATTGGTACAACCGGATCATTGAGGTTAAGGATGCCATTGTTGAGTTTATGGCTCCAATATTTGAATGGATTGCAAATACAGTCTCATGGAAGGATGTTTTAATTGCATTGGGGATTGCCATTGCCAGCGTTGTTGTCCCGGCAATCATCAGTTTGTTGGCAACCATCCTCCCAATTGTTGCCATTTTTGTTTTGTTAATTGCCATTGTCACATTATTGAGAAAAGCATGGGAGAATGATTGGGGGGGGATCAGGACGTTTTTGATCGAGACATGGGAAAATATAATCAAGCCAAAATTGGAGCAGTTGAGGGAATGGTTGGCGGTTAATATCCCCATTGCCATCGAAAAATTGAGACAGTTTTGGGAAAACGTTTTAAGGCCAGCGTTGGAGCGGTTTTGGAGTTGGATCCAAACAACAGTTTTTCCATTGTTGGAGACGTTATGGAATTGGCTCCAGGAAAATTTGCCCAAGGCCATCCAGACATTGACGGATTTTTGGACAAACACATTGTTGCCAGCAATCCAGGGGATTTGGGATTTTATCAGCAAAGACATGATGCCCATTTGGCAGGCATTGGCAGATTTGTTTGATGCGGTTGTTGGCAAGGCAATTGAGGCATTGACGGGCATTTGGCAGAATGTTTTGCAGCCAGCATTGGAGTCCATTTGGGGATGGGTTAAGGATAAAATTATCCCCATTTTTGATGGTTGGACATCCAGCATGGGAGGAGTCAAGGGCATCATTGAAAAGGTTGTTGGTTGGATTGAGACATTGGCAGAAAAGATCAGAAATTTAAAATTGCCGGATTGGATGATCCCGGGCAGCCCGACTCCATGGGAGATGGGGTTGAGGGGCATTGCAGATGCATTGGACGAATTATCCACAAAGTCATTGCCCCAATTTGCCAGCCAGGTTGACATGCCAGGGGCCAGACCCATGGCAGCCGGAGCCGGGGCAGAATTTGGCGGGATGGGGAGCCCGGTTGTTGTTTATGG